ATTTATATATAAATAAAAAAGGTTAATATGACATCACAAGAAATTTACGAAGTAATGGAATCACATTGGGTTTCATTTAAAGAAAATCATGAAAGATTTACAGCAAAACAAGTTAAAGCTGCTGGCGTTAGAGCTAGAAAATCAATTAATGAATTAAAAAAATTAACAAGCAAATATAGATCAACTCAATTGGCAGAATCTAAAGAAGCATGAAACGAGATTTAAACCATATCGGTATCATTACATTATCAAAAATGATTTTAGAACAGGAAACCCCGACTAAACTAGAAACTGATAATGCCCCGGCTGATGCGGTTGATTCGCCATTTACTCCTGCAGAAGAAAAATTTCTAGGAAAATTTGATGCATATGGAACTAGGCATTTAGGTATTATTTATTCGCCGTCTGATATTGGTATTCGCGAATTTATAACTAGGAGTGGCAAAGATCTTAATATAACACCAGAAATATTATTGAATTTATTACGTAATAAATTTATTAAGTTAGTACCATATACTGGATTAGGTCGTAATACAGATTATACAATTGAATTACAATTGTCATTAAATGATGTTGCAGGTTTAGGCGCTGCTGATAAAGAAAAAGCAGAAGCTGGATCGACTGCGTCAGGAGCTGGCGCTGCACCGGCAGCAGCTCCGCCACCAGAGCCTGCAGGTTTAGACGTTGCTTGGGTAACGAAATATGGAACTATTCTTAAAGAATCAGCAAAACTTGCTAAAAAATTAATGATATCACCGATATTAGAAGCCAACAAATCAAATATAAATGTATATACAGATAAGTCTAGAATATTAAACCGATTTCCTAAGGAGTTTATATATCACTTAAAGCGCATGTTAAGTACAATTGATAAAAAAACAAAGACTACTGCTGAAAAAGAACGATTAATTGCTGATATACTTGATAATTTGCAAGTGAATTTTAAATTAACACCAAAAAATGTTAGAAAATCGTTTGAAATGCATAAAAATCAAAAGCGATTGCAAAAGCTTTTACAAAATAACAAATAATATTTGAATTTACAATTTTTTTTATTATATTATTATTAAGTTATAAATATTAATTAAATTTTTAAAAAATGAGTTATTACACAGCAAAAGTTCAATTAGTCGACAGTGTCGATACACCGAAAGGCGTTAAAGAAAAACGTATTACTGAGACATATCTGGTAGAAGCGTTATCAGTAACAGAAGCAGAAGCAAAAGTTATTGAAGATTTCAAAGGAGTTACATTTGATTTTGAAGTAAAATCAGTAACTGCTAGCAAAATTGTTAAAATTTTAGAATAATGGGATATAACGCAGGAGAAACTGTGATTGTTACCCGAGATGAGGTAAATCACGTAGGAGTTGTTTTAGATCGTTATGTTGTTCAGAAACATGTAGTATATGATGTGTTATTAGAAAACCGTTCAGCAATGGTAATGATTAATATGGCAGGAAAAACTACTTATATCAACAAATCATTAACAGGAAAGCTTTGTGATACCGGTGCTATTGAATCAACGATACCATACAAGCAATTAGTAGCCGATGATGCATTACCGATATGCAGATCATATTCAGCAGGTAAAGCTTCTTGGTAATGACAATACAATCAATAATAAACCGAGTTCAAACATATTATCCAGGAGCAGGCGTGTCAATGTCTGTTTCTGGAAAATATTTTATTGAGCACGACGATCAAAATTTAAATGATACATTTTTATTCGATGATTGTGATACAATTGAAGATGCGTGGATGCTAATATGGGAAACTATGCGTATACAACGTAATATGAATCGTACACATCCTTTAAAGAAAATGATATCAGAACAAAAGAAACTACAAAATCGCGAACGCATAGCTAATAGAATACATGGATAAAGCTGAACTAACAACTATGATAATAGATAATTTATCAAATTCTAATGAAGATCGAATAAGATATGATGCACTAGATGCAGCAGACCCAGATTACATGATGTATAGTCCAACTCCGGTAGGATACAATACAACAGCAGAACAACAATTTTTAATGCAAAATTTATTAATTGGATTTGCTGGTGGTAGTTTATTGGATATTGGCTGTGGACGATGTGATCTATACGGAGTAGCTTCAGAATTAGCATCATTAAATGGTGAAATTGTATTGTATGATGCCATAGACCATAATCCTAATATGACGCAGTTAGGCGAACAAAAATGGGGCTTAACCGGAGTTAGAATAGGTGCATTTGAAACTGCAAAATTAGAACCTAGCGAATGGGTAGTTGCATCAGGTGTATTTACTCAACGTAGATGTGCTACTGAAGATGATGACTTACAAAAATTATTTGATGACATTGATATTCTTTATAATTTATCAACTCAAGTAGTTTCATTTAATCTGCTTAATCCAATTAACAATACACATCACGAAGGCTTTTTTTATGTACATCCCGGCCTAGTGATGGACATGCTGATTGAAAAATATCAATATGTAACAATTCGAAACAATTATTCAAAAGATGTATATACCGTATTAATTTATAAAATATAATAAACACAATGACAAAAAGTATCAACCAACCATGGGCAATTTCAGAGTCACATATAGCCCGTTACGGCAAATTATGGGCTGATCTAGATTTTATCTTCGAACAAAAGATATCAGCTGAAAATTTTAAAACAGACCCAATGAATTGTTTAATAGGACGATTAAGTATTGCAAATCAAAATATACATTTCTATTATAAAGATTTAATTAGTTACAGTAAAGAATTAGATAAGTGTTCATTTAATGTGTATGCACAACGACTTGATAAAAATGAATCCTTTCAGGTTGAAATAAAAAATCGTGTATTCAATATGCGTAAACATGAAATTGGAAAACTTGCACAAACAATTAATGATGCATTGCTAGTTTCATTGCGTAGTTATGAATTAGGTTTATATTTATAGTAAAGACGGAATACATGATAAATTCCTGCTACATATATTATTTTAAACAAGATCTTACGTGTGAAGCCATTAGCCGAGTAACTGCGACTAGTTTAGAAGATGCACGTAGTCAAATTGCTATAATTAAAAACTTATCTATTGATTTGATTGATGAATTATTTTTCATAAAATTATTATAAAGGTAATATGAAAACATTGATAGACCATATAGAAATTACATATTCGGAATATTCATATTTCAAAGAATTGTCAAATGCTGATAAATTGCAATACATGTTTGAATCATATGAATCAAAAGATATTCCAGGCTTAGACTTAAATTTAAGTACATTTTTTGAGTCTATTAAATCGGCAGTTATTATCGAGCATAACCTCGAGCATGACACATTTTATGACTTAGACAATTATTTAGACTCTAATGAAAAAGTTGATGTCACAATCGATGATACTAATATAATGATCGAAACAAACAGTTTAAAGGCATTGCGACATGTATCATATCGATTTGTAGAATCCGGATATATTCTGCAACGAGATCGTTTAACTGAAAAAATGTTTCAAAAAGATAAAATTACAAAATATATTCGTGTATTTCGTATTTTAAATCATACATCTAGTATTTGTTCTAATTAACATGTAATGGCAAAAAAACAGTTGGTACCCGATACCATACAAAAACAATTCAACAAACTACAATTTAAACAAGGCCAACCGGTATTTTTTACTTGGTTAGGAATGAAAAAATATGGCTATGTTATACAAACTAAAGAAATGGGTTGGGGCATTATGTATACGATTGAATCGGATAGTACAAAGTATCCTTGCGGCGTTCAAATTAAAACGCATAAGACAGCGTATACAACAGGATGCATCCTCGTCGACGATACAAGATCTATCGGAGATGACGAACTCGAGAGACGCATCCGATGCGGTCACTACAGCACGCATACAGAAGTATTTAGCAACTCCGGAAGGACAAAAGATGAAAGCGGAGGCAATAATAACAGTCTCGGAATCATATCTAAAACAAATAGCCGAAACTCTACAAAATCCAATGCCAGTGCCACAAAGGATGCTATTAAACCTAGCTCTACACGAGTGCGTAACAACAATACAACAAAACGAACAGATTCTAAACTCGATGACGCAATCCAAAAGCAACGAGACTTTTTAAGTGGGTTTATAAAAAAAGTATAATTTTTTCTAGAGATTTGGTTGGATATTAATATTATATATCTTATTATATAGTATAATTAACCACTTAAAAATTAAGACATGAAAAAGTTAGCATTTGTATTAGGAGTTGTATTATCAACCGCCTTCAATTCTGTTAGTCAACATGTTGATATTCATGTTACAAAGATATTATTTCGCATAGCCGATTCGGGTATTTTAAATGCAGGAACTTTTAAAAATGTTGACTCTTATTATTTTATCAATTTAGAAGACAGTACAGTTGTTTATAAATGTCCTAATTATAATATCAATGTTACTCGCAATATTGTAAGTAAATCAGTAATTAATAATATTATTACTATAGTTTATGACGATAAAGGAACAGCTATGGCATTTATTATTGATAAAAACAACAATTCCGTTAAGCTAAGTGATCAAGATCCAATTGGTGAATATTCTTACGAATTCGTAAAATTTAGTATAAAAATTAATTAAAAATAATAATTGTTTAGACACAGTAAAAAAGCCCGTCTTTTCAGAGGGACTTTACTACTTATAATATATTAAATTATTTAGGCCCTGTTGTTGGAGGTAATACAAGTGCTTTTTTTGCAGACCAATTTGGAGTAATATTTGTACGTATCCATAAATTCCATCTGGTAATATTTACTTTGGGATTAGTCGGGTCAGCAATTTGTGTTTCCCACCACTTGGTATCTTCAAGCGTTGATATCACGCCTGACAATTTAAGTTGATTATGAACGCGTTGTACATTCGGTAACTGACTAGTTCCTGTTTGAAACAATTGTATTTGCGATTTAGCAGCTCCGATGTTACTATAAGCAGGGACCGTACCAGCATATGCCGCAGCGTGCCAAATACATGATGTAAGTACGTTAGTAGTCACACCTAGTTTACCAAAACTAGCACCGGCTGCTGTTTGTAACATGTCTGTCTTCGGATCAGGGGTAGCACCAGCTACATAGTTATCAAACATTGCTTGATCTTTAAAATTAGACTTATACGTTATACCATCCTTTGAAGCAAATGATTCACTTAATTGTTTCAAATTTTTTCGATTTTCTCGGGTCAAGTTTTTTGATCCAAAGCGAAGCATATTTTCTGCCAATGTATTTTTCATATTTTAATATTCCTTTAAGGTTTCTTTCATATAAATATAAACAAAAAAAAATTAACATTTATTAGTATACTGGTTGGATATTCAATTAATAGTTCATATAATATAGTATAATTAACCACTTAAAAATTAGAGACATGAAAAAGTTAGCATTATTATTTGTAGCAACCGTTATTGCAACCGTAGCAACATCCCAAGTAGTTACTATTAAAGTAACACAAACACAACCGTTTGTTAGATATGAACAAACCACAGCAAAAGCCGTGCTTGCAAATCCAGAATGGACTGGGTATAAAGAACCTGCAAATTGTGAGTATGTATTAGATTTAGATGATCAAACATCAACATTTTATTTAGACGGTGTATTTGTTTCTACATTGCCGTTTGAATCAATAATAAAAACAAATACAGACGTTCGTATTACGTTAACAGATCATGTAATAGATATGCCAGAATTTACAATGAAAACTGAAATTAATTATAATACAAAAACAGGAACATCTTCATATTCTTGGTATGACCCATATAATGGATACACTAGAACTCAATTGAATACTCAATGCGTAATTACTAGTACAAAATAGTATTTAATATTAGCCCAGTAAAAAAGCCCTTCTTTGCAGAGGGGCTTTACTACTTTAATTACTTTTAAATTATGGTTGCTTTACTGGAGGTACAGTTTGTGTGCTCGGCGATGATTGAGTAAGTCCACTATAAAACAATTTAGCATTACCTGTAGTAAGTTTAGCTGCATTTACTGCAGTGACGGTAGCCGGATTATTAGTTGCTTTAGTTAACCATTGTTTAATCATAGCATTATTTGATGCTTGAGATGTAACCCATGCGCCAGCAGCGGTACCTAGGTTAGCAAAATTTTTGCTTACAGCGGCCGCTGCAGTTGCAGGAGTATATTTGCCATCTACTCGACCCACCCAAGCATTGTTCCATCCGGGATATTTACTATCTCGTGTTAATGTTGAATCAGATAGATACGTTAAATTTGGCTTCGCATCTTTGCGATATGTCATTCCTGTATCAGCTTCGTCTGCCATTGCGCAGTCTATTAACAAGATATCGCCATATCTACGTGGGCCTAATATATAGCTAGATATTTTATAATTATAATAAGCAGTAGGATCCTTAGGATCAGGTTGAGCAGTATTTCGATTACATACAAAATAACAATAAGTTCCGGCATATAATACTTGAGGAGTATTAGCTTTTGCAGCTGCGGCTAACATCTTATCCAATGCCGTTAAATCTTTTGCTGGAATATATGTGCTTACCAATCCGACTAGTTGTGGATTAACATCCTCATTTAAATTCTTTGTGCCAAAGCGAATCATGTTTTTCGCTATTAATTTTTCTAAATTCATATTTTTTATTCCTTTTAGGTTTCTTTCATATAAATATAAGCAAAAAAAATTAACATTAATTAATAAACTGGTTGGATAATAATATTATATATCTTATTATATAGTATAATTAACCACTTAAAAATTAAGCCATGAAAAAGTTAGTATTTGTAGCATTGGTTATTTCAACCGTAGCATCTTCCCAAGTAGTTACTATTAAAGTAACTGAAACACAACCATTTTTTAAAAAAAATAAAAACACGTGTGAAGCTGTTATAGCATCTCCGGATTCTATAGGATTAGTTGAATTAACGGCTAGTTACTATATAATTGACCTAGATTGTAAAACATCAACTTTTTATGATAATGGCGTATTTGTTTCAATATTAAAATTTAAATCTATTACAACAATTGGAGATGATATTTGTATTACGTTTAGTGATCGCGATAAGTATGGTTCTGGTACTAGATTTACGACTATAATTTGTTTTAATATTAAATTAAACATGTTTACTTATACATACTATAGTAAATTAGAAAATCTTACCAAAACAATCGTAGCCACTAGTGTAATATTAACTTCTAATATCGACTAAATATTAATAACTAGCATCAACTGTGGAGTTCTATTTTGTTGCTTGGATTTTTCCAAAATATACCTGGATCAGAATTAACTGCATTAAATCGTGTCGGTATCACTGAATTTAATGTCGATAACATCATACTCCATCCTGCAAAGAATTTTGGATTCGGCGATTGTCCCGGTACCGGTGCACCGGTGGATTGTGTTGCCGCAGCTTCGTCAATATCATCGCCTAGTTTATTCCAAGTTAGATCCATCTGTACAGAATTTCCATGTCCGCCAGTATTACATAGGATTCTATCATACCAATCAGGTTGATTCACTGCTTCATCATTTGTATTAAACATGTAGTCACGAAATATTTGGGGTGTTTTATAATCTGCAGGATTATACTTGCCAGCTAATGCTACTTTTTGTAGAATTGCGCCGGCGTATAGATAATAATTATTTTCTAAGGTACTTATATTTGGATCTATCTGTTGCCCGATGAGAGCACCTAATTTTGGTGGAGTTGTAAACATTTTATATTGTGCAGTGTCTTTAAACGGTGTTCTATAGATCACGCCATTGTTATGCTTAAAATGTGGTGTTATAACTGCATCGCCTTCTGTTAATTGTTTCAAATTTTTGCGATTTTCCTCAGACAAGTTTTTTGATCCAAATCTAAGCATATTTTCTGCTAATGTATTTTTCATGTTTTATATTCCTTTAAGGTTTCTTCTTTCATATAAATATAAGCAAAAAAATTAACATAATATTTTGAATTACATGATAAATTTCATATTATATATAAAAATACTATGATTAGAACCGGATATGCATGTATTAATATGGAGCTTGGACAGCAAGGCATCCGTACGGGTCGTTCTTTAATTGATCGCAAGTTCAAACAAGGCGGCTTACAATTAGCATCTGACATTGCGTTAGCAAATGCTCGAGATTTGATAACTATCTTAAAATGGAACGAAGCACACGACATTCGCTTGTTTCGTTTAGGTTCAGAATTGTTTCCTCGTTGGAATCATTACGAGCTACATGATTTGCCGGGCATTGCAGAAATTGCTGCACATCTTCGTGCTGCAGGTGATTATGCAAAAATGCATGGACATCGCATTACAACACATCCTGGCCCTTTTCATATTCTAGGTAGTCCCGATGCTGTAGTTGTTGATAATAGCATTGTTAGTTTAGAACGACATTCTGAACTCTTTGATCTTATGGGTTTTACTCCTAGCTTTGAAAACAAGATTAATATTCACGTAGGTGCTACTTATAATGATAAACCTGGTACTATTGCAAGATGGTTGCGCAATTGGGATCGTTTATCAGATTCTTGCAAGTCCCGTCTAGTTATTGAAAATGATGACAAGGCATCCATGTATTCCGTACGAGAATTATATGAGATGCTTCATCAAGAAATTGCAATTCCGATTACATTTGACTATTGGCACCACACTTTCAATACTGGTGACTTATCCGAACAGGAAGCCTTCTTTTTAGCACGAGAGACTTGGGATCGACACAATGTAACCCAATGTACCCATTATTCAGAGTCGCGTCGTAGAGAGGCTCAAACCCTTATAGAACGCATGTTTGAACATCATGGTATTTCATTGGAAGATTTACCTAAGTGGCCAACGTTTCAGAAACAATACAAAGAATTTACAAAAATCCGCGAGGCAGCACACGCAGACTATATTTTAACTACTCCCAACACATATGGTGTTGATGCATTAGATATTATGGTTGAAGCCAAAGCAAAAGAGCAAGCACTATTAAATATCAATGTTGAGTGTTGTAAAAAATCACCAATAATTTTAATATAATATATTTATAATAGATAATAAGTAATAAACAATAATAATTTAAATAAAGGATCAAGTTATGGCACATTACAAGTATAAAGCAAAGCTTACTGACGATGTTGAAGATGCGCGCGAAATTGTACGCGCAGCAGGTAAAGCCCTAGAAGAAGGCAAAATTGATAAAGCATCATTAATGGATAATCTATTACGAGCAATGAAGAAATTAGATTCAGCCCGTTATTATATTGACCGCGAATAATATTATATGAAAGAAACAATTAAAAGTTTAGGCCGAGGGTTTAAACGGTTACAATGCAAATATTGCAAAAATATTTGTCAACGAGTTGATGAAAAGGCAACTGCAGTTACATGTAGTGAATGCACATCTAAGCTAGTAAATGGTGAAATATTGGAATTACGCAAATAATTCTTTATAATTGTTATAAAACAAATATGTTAGAAGCAGAAAAAATAAAATCCAATTGGGAAAGATATCGCGGTCTAGTTAATAATTTATTTCCTACTCGTAAAGATGCATTAAATAAAATGTATGATGAATTTGAAGATCGACTGATATTCATGCCAGCATCTTCCATGGAACACTTTCATAATGCATTTGCCGGAGGATATGTTGATCATGTACTTCGAGTAATGGATTGTGCATTAACTTTGCATAATACCTGGACAGTAATGGGAGCCGATATGTCTGGATACACTGAAGAAGAATTATTATTTGCAGCAATGCATCATGATTTAGGTAAAGCAGGTTTCCCGGGCGATGGTAATGAAGTTTATCAAGTCGAAACATCAGATTGGCATCGAAAAAATCAAGGGAAACTTTATAAATCAAATGCAAATATTCCGTTTGCAATGGTACCAGACCTTTCAATTTGGTTGCTACAAGAATATGATATTAAAATGTCATGGACAGAATATCAAGCTATTAAAATTCATGATGGGATGTATGATGATGCAAATAAACCTTATTTTGTTTCTAGATCTCCACAATCTAAATTGAAAACAAATTTGCCTATTATATTGCATCATGCAGATCATATGGCATCTACAATTGAATTCGAACGTTGGAGAAACAATAAAAATACATCTCCAAATCCAGTATCGGAAAAGAGTCGCATTCAAAAAAGTAATGGATTGAAAAACCTAGCTGAAAATAATCCAGATGTTGAAAAAACATTGACTGAATTATTTAATGCATTTAAAATGGAAGATTAACATGTTAACATTATTGATATTATCAATCGGACTATTTACAAGTACTACATATCTAGCATATCGAGTATGGTTCTTAGCTGGAGCATTAGCTGATACACAAGATCATACTGAGGATATTTTAGAATATATTGAAACATTAGAATTAACTAATGAATATATGTATGGAAAAATTGTTGAAAGTTACGATAAAATGCAAGAGATAGACCGATTAGGTGCATTTGAAAAAGATGACGAAGCAGGATCAACATTCCAATTACTAAACGAAGTTATACAACAATTAAAATCAGAATTTGATAATGGCGAGAGCGAAGAAAAAAAGTAATATATACTTTACCAAAATAACAGATTTAGCAATTGCTGCATATAATCGAACGGCCGAATCTCCAGCATTGCGAGAGAAAATCTATAGACGATTTATATATCCAGCATTAATGAAAATGGCTGAAAATTTAATTAATAAAATTAAACCAACATATATTGATTCATCATTTGTAGATTTACAAACTGATTTAGTTACATATTTGACAGAACGGTTAAATAAATTTAATCCATTAGCGGGTAAAGCATATTCTTATTATACGAGGACATCATTTAATTATTTAATTGCCGAAAATCAAAAGGCATATGCAAAATTAAAATCTACCGGGATAGAATTGAATATTGACGATCAGCGAAATATTGTTACAGAAATTCATAATGATGATATGCGAGAAACATTGCATGAATTTATGGATGCGTATATTGAATATTGTCATGCTAATCTAAATTATATATTTAATAGTCCGATTGATATTCATGTCGCAGACTCAGTACTTCATATTTTTGAGACTCGAGAAAACATTGAAGATTTTAATAAAAAAGCATTATATATTTTTATACGAGAACGTACGGGTTTAGAAACAAATAATATTACTCGAGTTGTTAAAACATTAAAACAAATTTATGTCGACAAGTTCCGTGAATATGAACTATTAAATTTCGTAAATCTGCCTTTTTGATATTTATATTAAAGGATTTGTGTTATGGATAAAAATGATGAACTATTTAAAGGTACTTCGTTTGCTGACTTAATGTCTGATGTTTATCATAATAGTAAAAAGAAAGACCGACAAATTAATCAACTTATTGCCCAATTACAGCCGCTAATAAAAAATGCGTCTGATGCTACAATCATTGTACCACTGATCAAGGAATATCTAGATGTTGCTGTTAAAAATGACGATCATCTCGTAAAATTAACAGCCATAGTTCAGCGGTATATTTCAACAAAACAAACTATATCAGGTGCCGATGGGTTATTAAGTGATGAAGAAAAACAACAATTGTTAAATGTTGCTGAACAAACATTATCAGCTGAATTGCATGATGAATTAGATGATATTTTACATAATGATACCGAATTGCAACAAAAAATTACGTTAGCAAAACAAAAAATAGATAAGGCATCAAATGTATAATACAGATAGTGATTATGTAAAATTTTATTTTGGTGAAGTTGTTCAGAATACAACAAAAACAACTAATACATATAAACGACAATCTGATTCATCCGATTCAAATAATTTATTTTGTTTAACAATATTAGTCCGAGAAAATAATAATACTATTAATCTTCAGAATGTTAAGCCGGCATTTCCAAATATAAAACAAATACCTATAATAGGTGAAAATGTATTAGTATTCCGAGGATATGATTTTACCACATCAGTTGATAAACGAACTCATCAATGGTATTATTTTCCACCGGTAGGTATAACTTCCGGAATTAATTCTAATATATTACCAATTAATTCAGAAATATTTACGCCGGATAATAATTTTATTCAACGATCTAGTCCGATATTGCAACCATATCGTGGAGATATATTATTAGAAGGCCGATTTGGAAACAGTTTACGATTTAGTAGTACAATTCCAACTACCGATTATGATGTTCAACCGACATGGACCGGGAAAACTGTAACTGATCCTATTATTATATTATCAAATACTACATATACAAGCACGAATAGAAAATACGTTGTTGAAAATATAGAACAGGATGCATCATCATTATATTTAACTAGCACACAAACGGTACCGATGGTATTATCTAATAATTTAGAATGTTTTAATTCTAAATTTAACGGGTCTCAACTTATAGGAAGTGCAGACCGCATCATGATACGTGCAAAAACAGATATTATCGTTTTAGATTCAATTGAAGGTATTGTTTTAAATACAGATGGCGATGTTCTAATTGGTAGTGATTCTGCAGAGGAACCAATACCTCACGGTAATGTATTAATTGAAATTATACAAGAACTTATTAATGCAATTACAGCAGGATCGACAAGCCCAGGAGGTCCTTGCGTAACAAATGGTTCTGCACAACTACAAACCGCACTTGCGAAATTACAATCATTGAATAGTACAAAATATAAAATAAAGAAAACATAACATGGCAGTTGCACCACCATTTGATATTATTGTTAATAAACCAGGTTCCGCAATAAATAAATTACAGTCCGCACTAAATAAAAGTATTTCAAAAATAAATGAAAAAGTTACGGATGCAATATCAAAAACAAATAAACTACCAAAAAATATCAATTGCGCTGATCCTAGGATTCGAGATTTAAAACAAGATTTATTACAACTACAAACGTTACTTGATCAAATTCAAGGCGTTTTAACTATATTAAATATTATAATACCGATACTTAAGAAAATTGCAACGACTGCGGCTGTTGCATTAAATGCTCAATTATTAACGCCAGTACCAGCGCCTCCAGCTGTGGGTCAAGCTATCGCAGTACAAAATCAATTGATTGCTAATATTATTGCATGTTTAAAACAAGCAGGAATTATTATTACAATTGTAAATGGTTCTATTACACTGATATCTGCGCTATTAGCACCAGTAATCAACATGTTATCATCAATTTGTAATACAGAAACACTTGATGATGTGTTTGCAAATTTTCGCAATACTACTATAGATTCAGGTAATGTTGAACTAGTTAATATTCAATCGGAGTCTGAATTTTATCAATTGATCAATGTATCAGCGGATGATATTCAATCCAGGCAACAATTATTAAGTGACCTAGAACAACAACAACGCTCGTTATTAGATCTATTAGAAGCACCTAGCAAAGTAATTACAGGACAAGGATATCCGGCGAATGATATTGGAAAATCCGGAGACTATTTCATAGATCGTACAAACAACATCATATATGGACCTAAACTCTCAGATTCAGAATGGCCAACAGCCGTAAATTACTAATACTTATATTTATAATAAAATTATCATATGGATTCAAAAACATTAATAAAAGCACTTAAAGTAGCCGTACGACAAGTTATTAAAGAAGAATTAACAGAGATTCTTCGCGAAGGGTTACAATCTACAATCAATGAAATAACTGCGACGACACAGCCGATAGTTAATAATAAGCCTAAAACAAACAGTAATTTGGTTAATAATAGACCTAAACAAATAGCACCAGAAAAGAAACGCGTACAGTTTACGGAAAATAAATGGGCTAACATCTTAAATGAAACAGATGCATTATCAGAACAACAGCCAGGCGCAATGAATAGTTTTGCAGATCTTATGAATGAAGGAATGGATGATATTCATATGACGTCAAATGATGCTCGTGGATTTGGAATGATGCGACAAAATACGAATAACTCAACAGCATCTGCTCCTAAAGTAATGGAAGACCCAGAAACAGGTAAAACATATGAAGTTGCCCCAGAAGTAGCAAAGGCAATGACTCGAGATTATTCACAATTAATGAAAGCAATAAATAATAAAAAAGGATAATGTAACGTGGGATATCAAATTCAAGTAGCGTCACCTGATAATCCAGATATTGCCCTAGGCGTGTCAATATCATTTGATAGGCCAGGTGTATTTGATTCAATCCGCGATTCTGACAACCAAGCATTAAATAATTTAAAAAATTTATTATTAACGCGAATTGGCGAACGATATAATTCTCCAACGTATGGTACCAATTTATTAAATATTATTTTCGAACCAAATAATGAAGATCGAAAACAAGATGTTATTGACGCAATAACAGCCCCTGTTAGTCAGTGGCTACCGTATATAACATTAATAGATATCAATGTATTAACAGCTGATGATGACCCTAACTTAAATCATCAAATAACGATAACTATTACTTTTTCATCGGGGTATCTGGAACAACAGATTGGAATATCACTAGATAATCAAGGACAACTAGTAGTTTAATAAAAGGAATATAAT